GCACTGCATATAATTTACCTGCCATTTTGTAGGAAATATTCAACATATTCTCTGAGTTCTTTTTCTATATCATTATATAAAGGTTCCCAGATTAAATCTTCTCGAATCTTTGTACTATCTATACTATATCTAAAATCATGACCAGGTCGATCTTCTACAAATTTTACACAATCATCCATATCTTTATCAAATATTTTACATAATATATCTACTAGTTCTAAGTTAGTTAATTCATTTCCGGAACCTATATTATACACTCCTGTCTCTCCAGTAGTTGCTACCGTCCAAACTGCTAAGCTATGATCATGTACATGTATCCATTCTCTAATATTAGAACCCTCTCCATATACAGGTATTTTTTTATTATTTTTTAAAGAATTAATAATTGTTGGTATAAATTTTTCTTTATATTGATTAGGACCAAAGTTATTACAACACCTTGTTATACTAAGATCTAACCCATATGTTTCAATATATGATAGACACATCAGGTCGCTTGAGGCCTTTGAAGCTGCATAGGGAGACCTTGGGGACAAAGGGGTCTCCTCAGTAAATGAGGGACTATTCCACTCTAAATGTCCATATACTTCATCAGTAGAAATATGTATAAATCTAGCACTTGGAGTAATTTTTCGATAGCATTCTAATAAATTTTGAGTACCTAAAACATTAGATTCTACAAACACTGTAGGGCCAGTAATGCTATTATCAACATGGGACTCAGCTGCAAAGTGAAAGATATAATCAAATTTATCATGTTTAAGGAAAATATTTTCTAAAAAGAGAGAATCTTTAAGATCAATTTCATGCTCTTCATCACAACGTTTACTTATATAATCTTTATTAGATGCATAGCCATTTTTATCAATATTAACTATATAACTATCGGGAAAATTATCCCGTAAAAATCTTATAAAATTTCCTCCTATAAATCCATAACCACCAGTTACTAAAATTCTTCTTTTATCTATTGTCATTAATAAACTCCTTTAACCTATCTTTTGGATGTATACCTAACCATTCTTTTAATCGCTTATTATTAGCTAAAGTTATTTGCGCTTCGCCTTCTCTCGGATCTAAATTTATTATATTATCACTAATCATTTCTGCAACTTCTAATACTGAATAATTTGTCCCAGTACCAACATTAATTGTATTACCTATTATAATATTATTATCGCTGGAAGCTGCTGCTATATTAGCTTGAACAATATCATCTACATGAGTAAAGTCTCTTCTCTGATGCCCATCGCCAATAACAGTTAGAGGTTCATTAGCTTTATTTTGTCTTAAAAATATACCAACAACAGGAGCATATTGACCTTTAAGAGGCTGTCTTGGACCATATACATTAAAATATCTAAAAATAACTGTTTCTAACCCAAAGAGTTTATTATACATTTTACATAATTCTTCTCCTCCAGTTTTAGTAACGGAATATGGATTCAGACAATCATTAGTCATATCTTCTTGTAAAGGAGGTATATTTTTTAAACCATATGCAGAAGATGTAGAACTATAAATTACTCTTTTAACAAAAGCTTCTCTACTACATTGCAAGACTGTACAAGTACCTAACATGTTACTTTTAGCAGCTAGTATAGGGTTAAGTAAAGTAGGTTGAATTCTTGCTTCAGCAGCTAGATGGAAAACATAATCTGTATCAGTAAAAATATTTTTTATAGCATCATAATCAGCTATATCAGCTTTATGGTATAATGCATTTTTATTGTAATAAAATTTATCTGCTGCATCGCTAGATAAATTATCAATAACATGTACTTCATTATTATCGGATAATTCATCAACAATATGAGAGCCTATAAAACCATTACCCCCCGTAACAATAATTTTTTTATTTACTATCATTTAAAATATCAGGGTTCTGTTTTATAGTTTGTTTAGTTATTAGATCTTTAATTTTAGTTGTTGACCATTCATGAGAACGAGTCGTATATATAACTTTACAGGGTAAGTTGTCACCGGTAAATGATTTACCAATGTAATCTTCTCCTAATATTCTAATATCAGGTTTAAAAAATTCAATTAATTTAACTAACTCTTCTTCAGTTTGATACATATATACCTCATCAATATACTGTATAGCCATTAAAGTTTTATATCGCTCATAATAAGGTATAACTGGTTTATATTTTGTATACCTAGTAGCTGATGGATCTCTTTGTAAAAAAACTAAAAATTTGTCACAATGTCTTTTTGCTTCTTCAAAGGTATAGATATACCCTGGATGAAGTAGATCAAAATTACCAGCTGTAAATCCTACTATTTCTCTGTCCATTGTTTCTCTTTTTGCATTAATGATGCATTTATTCTTAAGTAATATTCCTCATCGCCCCAATCAAAATTAAAATCTTTTTTAGCTTTTTCATTAGATAGAACGCAATTACTGCGATTACATTTTAAAGGTAAAGAATCATAAGGTACGAATTTCCAGTTTGGATTTTCTAAATCATATTCTTTTAAAATCTTAACTACTTCTCTTGTTGTTAAAGCATTACTATGAACTGCATTATATATACCTGCTTTAAAATTTAATCTAATAGTATCTACAAATTCGCTAAGTCTCTCTCTATCAGTTTTACTATTAGCAAAGTCTACTATGTTATCGTAATTTAAAAGTTTTTTTATAATATTTTTACTTGAAGACTTAGCATAATATCTATCCATAGGCATTCTTAATCTTACTATACACGTAAAATCCTTATCGAGCATCATTTCAGCCATATGTTTAGTTTTACTATAAAAACTTGAATGACTGTCAAAAATACCAAAATCAGGAGTATCTTCTTCTGTATATACTTTATCATACCCATCGTATATACAACCTGAACTCATATGTATAAAATCTATATCTAAACTCTTACATACTCTTTCAATCATTACCGGTAATTTAACATTAGCTTCGAAACATGCTTCTTTATTATCTTCGCATCCATCTACGTTAGGGCTACCAGTATATCCACTGCAATTAATTAAAGTATTAATTTCATGTTCTAAACAGTATTCGTAAAGAATTTCTTCGTCATCATACTGTATAATACAACCATCGGAATTGTTATCAGGTCTTTTTTGAATAAAAAATGTGTTTACATCTTCTCTATTATTATGAAATAAGTTATGTAGGCCAAAACCGATATAGCCTTTTCCAAGTATAAGGACGTTCATATTATTATTTTATGTTAAAAATAATAAAAATCAAGATCGAAAATCACCATCACGATTACCTCTATCTCTGTCTTTATCTATAGCCATTGATAGAAAAAATCTTTGCAGATAGTGAGAAAGGGCATCAGCTTCTAATTCTGATCTACAATAAAAAATAGGCTCTATAGGTTCATTTCTTGTATTATATCCCATAACAATAAAGCTGTTCATAAATTCAGAACATGTTCGGGCTAAAGCTTCTGTTTCGTTCCCCCGTCTTATTTTACGTTTTACGGACTCTTGTTTAAACATTTCTTTCATGGTCTCTTTTATAAGAGATTCCATATCATCAAAATTATCGGGAAAACAATCTTCCGCTGATAATGACTTCTTAGATTCATCTTCAGGGTTTGTATCCATTATAAAACTATTTAAGCTTTATAGAACGGATTACCAGAAGGATCATTAGATATACCTTTTTCAATTAAGGTAGAGATTATTACTTCAACACTATCTGTCTTTATAAAGAAACCACGATTAAACTTAATACCACCATCGTCAATTTCAAATAAAATTTCATTAATATCTTCTTTATTATGAAAGCATGTTATGTAACAAGAACTTCTACCTGGATCAACTAAAACTGACCAACGACGAGGATCAACTGCACTATATGCATTAAACATCTTTAATACTACAAACCCATTATCACGTAAACGTTTAATAGTATATCCTGCCGTTTTCAGTTTATTACTGATAGGCTTTACTCTAATTCTACCTTTTTTATCTACCATATTAATTAATTAAGGCAGATACGACATAAGTCAATGCTACATTACCTTTTTTAAGACTACACGTTATAACGCCCATCTCTTCATTAACTCTAAAGTTAATCTCACGGCTTTGACTAAAACTAATTAATCTAAATGATTCAAAGTTTATCGGCAAGGGCTTACTAATTTCTTTACCCTCAAAACTATCACTTAATATACAGACAAAGTTATCACTATTATGCCTACTTTGATCTCCTAATTCACCTGCTATAGTATTATTATCAGAGAAAATATATAGTTTAGAAGTTTCAGTAGTAAAGGCACTACCTTTAAAAAGAGTAGTAAGATTATTTTCTAATACTTTAAACGTACTACTAAATTCTAAATCATTAACCTTATCAACATTTATATTAGGTAACTTTACAAACCCATCATCTAATAAATGAAACTTAAATCTATATCCATTTTTATTATATGCGATATTATTTTCGTTAATTTTAATTTCTATATCTTGTTCGGGTATAATTTCTAATACTCTAACTAATTTTCGAATATCAGGTATATTAAGAGTTATTTTATCATCTACGCTTGATTCTATTTCGGTAGATGCTTTACATACAATAGTAGAATCAGCACCAGCTATAGTACATTCTATTCTATCTTTAAATAACGTAAGAACACACATATCATTTAAATTTGATACAGGTCCTAAGAAGTTACTAACGAAATCTTTTTTATTTTTTATTTTTAAAGAACTCATATATACTACCAATTATAGTATTATTTCTTTTCGATTTCAACTGACTTTTTTTTTACAGACTGTTTCTTTACCAGTTTTTCTACTAAGGCTTTCTGCTCTCTAAGTTCTGTTCTTAGATTAGATATTTGTTTAGTTAGACCTCTAACTGTTGATAATAGCTCTTGCTTCTCATCGACATCAAAGTTAAAAGTAAGTTGCGAATCAGAAGATGTATCGGGCTTAGCTACAGGGGTCGCAACTGGCACACTATTAGGTTGAGATACAGGAGCGGGGTTAGATACAGGAGCGGACTGAGGTACAGGAGGAGGAGGTTGAGGCGCAACCTGCTTAGCTGGTTGCTGCAACAATTGAGTAATTTGTTGCTTAACCTCTTCGCTCTTACCTCTTGTTAATGTACTCGAACTCCCAACTATAGCTTGATCCATTTTATGCATTTCACCATACTGTCCACCCATAAATTGAATCAAGACTTCTCTTTCCTCTTCCGGAGTTAATTGTCTTGTAAACCCACCTTCAGGAGGTGGAGGCATATCAGGACGTTGCTCTACCGGAGCAGGCATAGGAATTTGAGGTACGTCGTCGCTCATTTTACAAATCTAAACCAGCAAGTAAGTCCTTAATATCTTCATCTTCTTCTGCAGGTTTACTTTCAGTAGTAGTAGCTGCAGGAGTTTCAACAGTAACTTCAGGCGTAGGTACTGAAGTACTTACAGGCGTAGCAGGTATTGCTACCGGGTCTTCACTTACATCTTCTTTAACAAGAATATGCTCATCAACCATAGACTTAAGATCATCATAACTTTTAATAGTAAAAGTAGATTCTAAGTCATGTACCCCGTTATAGATACTTTCAAATTTATCTTCACCTAGACCTTCAATAGCAGAAGGAAAAGTAAACTTAGA